GTCTCCAGTTGATGTAACTTCTTTCCATGCAGATGTTGCTGAATCATAGACTTTCATCTTATCAGCACTAGTATCATATACTAAATCACCTTCATCATTATTAGATCCAGGTTCTCCAGCATTAACACGATATCTACTATTGAAGTCATTTATATCATCAGATAACTGTATGACATCAGACTCTTTAATATTAGCTTTATGGTAATTATATATCTGTCCTGAGCCTGTTGATGATACTAACCATCCAATTCCTGATGCAACAGTAGAACTGTTAAATGAAGAATTAATATTATTTATAGTTACTGTAGCGTCAGATGTTATTGTATCTGGAGTAGTACTTGTACCACTACCATTAACAACAATACCAACAGCATCTGCTATACTTATTACAACACCAGCGGCAGGTTGAGTTTCAGGAAATGAATCCTTATTAGCAATAACTTCAAGACCACCAATAGGTGCTATCTGTGCTGCTACATAATCTACAACAGCTCCTGAAGTAGGAACAGAAGTATCAGTATCAGAAATAGTTGTTTGCTCACAACCTATCTTTGCAAAAGTTATAGCATTATCTGCTATCTTCGCTGTTGTTATGTTTGCATCGGTTACTTTAGCTGTTGTAACTGCATCAGAAGCTAGTTTAGCTGCTGTAATATTAGCATCAGCAATGTGTGCAGTATCAATAGATCCATCTGTGTAGTGTTCGGAATCGATTGCATCATCTGCTAGTTTAGCTCCAGTAACTGCATCAGCAGCGATCTTTGCTGTTGTAACATTACCTGCTGTAATCTTAGCAGTCGTAACTGCATCAGATGCTAGGTCAGCAGCTACAATTGTAGCATCAGCAATCTTTGCAGATGTTATCTGGCTATCGGCAATATGAGCAGTATCGATACTACCATCAACATAATGCTCAGAATCGATTGAATCATCGGCTATCTTAGCTCCTGTTATTGCATCAGCAGCTATCTTAGCTGTTGTGACATTAGCATCAGTAATCTTAGCTGTTGTTACTGCAGTATCAGCTAGTTTTGCAGTAGTAATCTGACTATCAGCAATATGTGCGGTGTCAATACTACCGTCTGTATAGTGCTCTGAATCAATAGCATCGTCTGCTATTTTTGCTCCTGTAACTGCATCTGCATTTATTTTAGCTGTTGTTACAGCACTACTTGCTATATGACTTGCATCTATACTTCCATCTACTAATTCAGAAGAATCAACGGAGTCAGCAGCTAACATTGTAGCTGTAACTGTTGCTGTATCTCCTGTGGTTACTACTGTTCCAGTTACGTTAGGAATAGTAATTGTACGATCAGCAGTAGGATCAGTAACCGTAAGAGTTGTCTCGTAATCATTATCTGTTGCACCTTCAAATACAATGGTAGTATCTTCTCCCATGTTCAGATTACCGATCATGGTAGAAGTACCAGTATTCTCAAAAGATCTATTACCTATCTCTTGAGTAACGTATAAGTTTTGTGTAAAGTTATCATTTAAATCTTCGGATTTAATAGCAGACCCTGCATAGAAGGTGGCTGTTAAATTGTCAACATTCGTGTCTCTTAAGATTTTTATTGCTGCCCCATTAGCTGGAGCACTATTAAATTGTACCGTGGTAGCATTGGCCAAAGACCATGCAGTAGTCACAGCTGCGTCAACTTGAACTTGTATATCAGTTGACTTTAAATATGGAAATGTGAATGAGTAATTGGTGGTGGAGCCATTACCTGTATACGATTGTTCTGTAACAGCCATAATTTATTTATCGTGAGCCTCCGTATTGTAGGAGTTGTTGTTTTTCTAAATCTTTTTTCTGTATAGCACCAGCACCTGGTACATCACCTCGCTTCATTAAATTATTAATATGTATTTGTTTATTAATAGTTTCAGCAATATCAGGACGTTCATTTAATAGTTTTTGTTCAGCAATTTTTTGATAATTCCTGAGTACATTATTTATATCCTGATAAACTGGTAGTAATTTCTTCTTAAGTATTAACTTATCATTCTTTAAATCAGCATCAGTAGATCTATGAATTTTTAACCATTCAATTTCTTTTTGATACTTTTTAGATTTCATTATTTTTTGAATCTCTTTATACGGTTCCATTTCACCTATTGCTTTATTGATATATTCTCTTTCAGCAGTTGTATATTCATATGATCCTGTTGAGTCTTTATTTAATCGACTCAATCCATCATACTCAATTTCCATCAACCACTGTCTCCATGGTTCAGCTGTTCCACTAACTTTCTGTGGATTAATAGCATTAAGTATCTTGAGAACTGGATTATCAATATCATTAATAGGTTGACCTGTCCATATATCTATTTGATCAGGTAGAGAATTCTTAAAGAAAGGTAATCTATTTTTAATATATTCAGTAACTTCACCTTCTAAATCTTTCTGAGCACTATCTATAGCATTAGCTGTTACACCAGCACCACCAGATAGTGGTAATATAGATCTTGCAGTGTTAGCAATAAGTCTATTCCAACCACTCAGATCTCCATTAGTAGCAGCTATAAGTGGTTCTAATCCTTGAAGTGGTGTTTCGTTAAGGAAACTAGAAGCTATAGTCCAAGTAAGTTTACTCTGCCAATTTTTAAGTAGTGGTTCATTTAGATCAGAAGCATAGTAAGCCATGTCACCTAACATACTTAATATCTGTTCAATACCTATAATACCTTTATAAGATACCCACTTACCACCTATATTAATAGTCTTAGTTTCGTATCCAAAGTTATCACGTTCTTTCTTTCTACGTGATGCATTATAGTGACCATTACCTCTGATATTACCAGACATAGCATATTGCCATAAGGTACCTACCATTAAACCACTAAAAGCTAATCTACCAGTATATTCTGCTCTAAGATTCTGGAATATAACCTTAGCATTAGGTTCTCTCGACATGTCTATTCCATGTTGAGCTAGTGCTTTAGCTATATCTTCATCAGTTCTAGCATAAATAGTATCAGCATACTTATTGAAACCAGGTATTAAGGATAAAGGAGTCCAAGATGCTGAATTCTTGATATAGTTACTAGAAGTTCTAGGGAACATCATAAGGAACTTACTTATAGGATAAGCTGTTGTCCCTTTATTCAACCAATTAGCCAGTCCATCATCTAAGTTAAGTTGGACTTCACCAGCTATTGCTCTTAGTACATCATTTTTAATTACACCGTTAGAATCAAAGAAACTCTTATAATGATTTGCTTCTGCTACTTTCATAGCATCTGGTTTAAAATAACCAAATTCACTAAAGACATCATCATAAGCTTTTACTCTAGCTAGGTGATGTGCTAACATAGTAGAAGTATAAGCATCTGGGAATACCAATCCAGTCATACCATATCTCATAGCAGGATGTCTTCCTAATTCTTTAAGATTCCATGCTATATCATGTTGAAGTATTTTACCCCAATCACCTTCTTTTTCCCAACCAATTCTCATTTCATCCATGATACCCCATGTAGTATCAGCTTGGAATTGGAAATCCTTACGATAAGCTTTGATCATCATATCTGGATCTTTATGAGCTTTCTTCATCATAGTGAAAGCATCAGTTAAAGCCCTTCTATTAGTTTCAAAGACAGCACCATTATAGTAAAATGTTCTCTTTAATCCTTCAAAACCATCTTCTACACCCCATAAACCATGACCTAAGAATGCTGTAATAGGTTTAGTTGTTAATTGGAATGTATTACCTACAGTAGCTCTTAGTGCAGATAAACCACTGAGAACATTATTCATGACAACACTCCAAGCTCCTTTAGCAAAGAGGTTCATTTCTTTAGGATTTGGACTCTTTAACATACCCATAGGGGTAATTTGTTGAGCAGCCCACTTATTAAGTTTAGCTAAACTATCTACATCACCATTAGTATGTGCATAAGCATCAACTAGTGGACGTAAGAAATAAGGTTTTTCATTCTTTAGTTGTTTAAGAGTATTAGTAAATCTTATATTTCTAGCATGAATAGCATTTTCTGCATCAGTAAATTCCTTAGTTAACTGTTCAATAACAGTATCTAATTCTTTAGGAGGTACTTGGTCAAACCAGTTTTTATTTCTTAAACTCCAACCAGCTAGGTATTTATTAAGAGCATACTCATCAAGTAAGAATTGCATCTTATCAATAATAAGATCCATAGCTCTATTTTCATTTACATATGGAGCACCTTGTTGGATTGTTTCGGCTAGTGTAGCAGACTCTCTCCCTAACGTGTCCATAACCCTCGCAGAGGCTTCTGAAACCTCTCTTCCTAGGAATCTATCAGTAAGGTCTCTAAGAGCGAATGCAGAGGCTCTCGCTTGCTCTTCGTTAAATACTTCAACCTTAAACCTTCCCATTAAGAAATTCTTGACATCTTTATTTTCTACAAATAATGCTCTAACATCATCTATATTTTCAGCAGCTATAATACTTGTGTATATATCCCAAGCAGCAGCATTCATCTGTTTAGCACTATATCTAATACCATCTACAACAGCATTAAATCTACCTATATCTCTAGTTTCTTCAGCAACACCCATAACAGCATCACGAGATGTACGACCTACCATAAGACCTTTCTCTCTCATAGCTTCTGTTATAATAGGAGCTGGATCACCTACAGAACTACCATTTTTAATAGCAGTAGTATCTGCCATATTCCTAGCTACATTAGCAGGAGGAGGTATTTGTCTAGCGGAACTAGCTGGATCAACAAGACCAGGAGATACATCTGGATCGAAATCCATTTCTAATTGATTAACATTAGGATCAGATAATTTACGTCTAGCAGCTGCATCAGCTTCTGCATTAAATCCTAATTCCTGTCTTTTCAGACCATTGCTTAATGTCTTTTGTCCTAATCTTTCTTCTATTTCAATTATTTCATTGATAATCTGATTCTCAACTTGTCTGTTTAGCTTACCAGAACTCATTAAAGTATTAAGTTCTTGTAGTCTAATTAGATCATCAGAATCAGAACTCTTAAGTAATTCAAGTTGTTTATACTTAGAAGAAGCTTCATCAAGAGGTTCTATAAAATCTACTGATGTTTTAATTCCAGATTTAGCATCTATAAAAGCACCTAGTATTGTACCAAAAGTACTAAGACCAAAGTTCTCATAGATATTCTTCTGTTTTCTAACAGCAGGGCTATCAGATTCTGCAGTCTTCCATGCTTCTGGAATAGGTATTCTACCTTTCTCACCAAATAAACCTGGAGTTAATTCAGCTATAACTTTCATAGCATTATGTTCTTCACTTGTATCACTTAATGCTGTCACAGCAGTGTCAGCCATACCGTATGCACCTATTTGAGTCAACCATTTCGCTATCCAAGGACTAGAAAATGCTTGCTGTGATTTTGCTACATAAGGTACTTTGGCAAGTGAAGAGTGTGTTACTTTACCAGCATATATAGCAGGTAATACAATAGAAAGAATGTTTCTCATTCCTTGGTGGAAGGGATTATCTAATTGAGTAGCTTCATCCCATCTATCATCTACGTGTTTATTGAAACCTGGTATTGTTGTACCAGCAGCATCCATAAAGAAATCAGCCCAAGCTAAACCTGGAACCATTCCACCTTGAAATATATTATCAAAATGTTCTGCAGTACCTTTTAGGTTAGCATCATAACCATATATAGTTTTCTTAGGTTGTGCTTCATAAGCTGCTGTGTACTCATCTAAAGACATACCATGGTACTTACGGTACCATTTATCTTTCAGAGCATTCCTTTCAGTTTTATACTCTTCTTGGGTATAAGGAAAGATACCCCATTTTCTATCCATACCAAGATCCCACCATTCTCGGTATTCCTCTTTCATAGCAGCTTCATTTTCAGGTAGAGATAAATCGACAGTACTATTACCTATTTTACTACCGAATGCAGCTGGAAAGGAGCCTCCCTGTATTACTTCAGGATCAATAGTTTCATCTGGATCGTATACTGTTCTTTCTCCTTCTGGAATAAAAGCTACTTCAGGTTTGTTTTCATTGTTAATAGTAGTCATGATTTAGCCTTTTTAAGTCTGTCTTTCTTTATTTTTTGGTATAACTTCCTCTGACGCTTTAGTTCCTTTTTATCTTTATACCAACCTATATCATCATTCCATTGTAATGTTACAGGCATTAAAGACTGCCAGTCAAAATCCGTAAGATGTTGCTGACCACCTTCTTTCCAAAACTTTTCATACTGTTGTATGTTTATATCACCATATTCTGTCTTTGTAATATTCAGATCCTTTGCAGAGCTAAATGCGTCTAAAGTAGAAAGCTGCTTCGATTCTGGCGACTCTTTGTCTTCTATATAAAATCTTACTTCTTGTTTCATAGGTATCTGACCGTTTACTCTAGCACTGTTAAACATCTTCAGACCAATCGTATCATAATCCTTTGGTCTGACTTTTTGATTTGGATTATCTAGAAAAGCTACATCTGTTGCATCAGCAGATACTCTTATCCCAGGAAATCCTCCAGCATTATGTCTTAAATATTCATTTATAGCTTGTGAGTTAGATAAATTATGTGTTTCAGCCCATAGTTTTAATTCTCTTGGCATGATAGATTCTAAATCATCTCCTTCACCTATTTCATTCCATTCATTTTCTCTTTTTTTAAGAGCTTGGAAGAACTCTTCTCTTTTATCAGGTGAGATAAAACGAACATGTTTTAATACGTCCTTCTTATTACTAAGTTTTATAGTATCATCATGTAGAGGTTTAAGTTGTATACCAGAAAGTTTCAGATCAATATCTGTTTGATCTTTATTCTTTAAATCTCTTTGTGCTAATATATTTTCTACTAGTAATTCATTTTTAGTATCTTGATCATAAAGATTTACATATATAACTCCTTTCTGATACACACCTTCTATACCACCTCTTTGGTTTACATAATTAAATGGATTATTTTTTTGTTTTGGATCGGCACCTTCTGGTAGTCTCCAACCACCTGCACCATCTGACTCAAGTGCTACTGCTGAATTTAATAGTTTATTAGCTTCAGCATATGCATCCCTAACTCTTATACCTATGTCTATATCTTGACCATCAGTTTTACTTAATTCATCTAATACTACTGCTTTCCATTTATTTCCGGCAAACTCAGCGGATGCATGGTTTGTTGGTCCATAAGCTGAAGCCCCTGCTCCGTGTGTTGTGATAACTTGTTTAGCATCTAGGTTAAATTGTTTCAAACCACTTGCTTTCCCTGGGTTCACACCTTTAGCTAAATCAAATAAGAGTTTATTTTGAGGATTCTCAGAGAATTCTTTTCTTTCCTCCTCATCCATATCATTCAAAGAGGAAACTAAAAGTTCATCATCCCCATCCTTTAAGGCTCTGACAGCTGTTTGATAATTATTATATCCACCAAAACCAGGCATATCCATACCTAATACATCTAAAGCAATCTTATCCTTTTCTTTTTGTGTAGTATGGGGATCACTATAGATAACATTTAAGATACTTCTTTTCTGTTCTTTTAAGTTACCATCAGCTTGTGCTTGTGTTACTAATCCTCTTGCTTTGATTCCTAAAGCATCTCTATTTGCATCTTGTAAATCTTTAGATTTTTTCTTCCTTTTGTCCGCATTACTTATCCAAGTATCTATAGCTTCATCAAATCTTGAATGAGCTTTTACTGTCCAAAATTCCTTTCCTTGGAAGCCTTTCTTGTCTCTATCAACTGTTTTTAAATCTTTAAAATCATTCCAGATTTCGTTATGGTTACTATATTTATCACCATGCTTTTCCAAAAGGTGATCTAAAAACTTTGTCAAACCACCAGCATATCCATCATCTAATCCAACTTGATATTGACCCTCACCTACTTCATAAGTACCTCTAGATAATAATATAGCTGCTGAATTTAGAATAAGATTCATATCATCTTTATTATCTGTTGCTTTAGCTGCTAACCAATCCTGAGCTAAAGTTACAAGCATATCTTGAGTATCTTCAGCATCATTAACATTAATTAAATGACCTTCCTTTAATTTACCCCAAGATCTATACTGTTCCATTATCAGTCTACCTGTTTTCGAGGTAGATGATATATTTAATTCAATTAATTTCTGATAACCAGCTGTTTCATATAAGTCATATGCTGTCTTCTCTGTAGCAGCTTGACCAAATCCGTCGGTAATATCTCTATCTACATCAGCTGCAAATGATTTCCTATTTGTATTAAAATAATCAAGCATTCTACGCTGCCAGAAGATATTATTTTCTAATCTTCTAGTTATTTTATCAAGATGTCTAGCATCTCTAGCAGGTAATTCTGTTCCATCTCTTGTTGCAGATTCAACAATCTTAGAAGCTTCCTTCTCTTGCTTGTCAGTGATGCCAAATTCTCTATCTTTTGCTTCCCACTCTTTACTTAACTGTTGGTATTCAATCCATTCAATACCATAATAAGCAGCCTTAGCTAATTCTCCTGCCATCTTAGCCCTCTTAGGAGCTAGGTCAGCAAAATAATCAGCTTCTTTTTTAAGTTCATTAGCTTCACCTTGTAGTCTTGCTACATGTGTATCAGCCTTTTTTTGTGCAGCTTCACGTAAATGGTTTCTATGTTGTTGCTCTAGTTTATGTTTTGTTTTTTGAACACCTTCTTCAAAATCAAATTTTTTAGATAAACCAGCTATGTAGAGTTCATCTTGTGATTTTTTATCTGCAGCAGAACGTTCAAGACCTCCTACTATTGTTCGAGTTTGTTTCTCTATGTTACCGACTGAAGCTTGCTGTGTACCAGTTCTGCTTGTAAACCCAATGGACGTACCACTAGGCGTGTATCTTCTTTTTGTTGCCATAGTTTAATAGTTTTAGTTAGATCTCAGGAGCTATTGCATTTGCACCACTACCTATAGCACTACCTATGCTTGTAATAGTTTGACCCCATACTCTATTTGCTGCTGCAGATGGTGAAGCCATAGCACCCATAACAGGTTGTGGTCCAAAGTCATAAGCACCTAATGCTCTTGGTAACTGGAATTCAGGAACTGGAATTGGTTTAGGTTTAATTGGGTCTGGAAGTACACCTGGATCTAACATTTTTTGTGCATAAGCTGTTAAATCTGCCGATGTTTTATCTCTAATAATTTCATCTAAAACTTGTCTAGTATTTCGATTACCACTATCTAAAGATGCAGTTAGCATTTCCATCTGCCTACCGTAGTCGGCTAGGGTTGATTGTACACTTTTAGAAGCAGATCTACCAGAAGCTCCTTGTGCTCTTAATCTACCTTCAGCTTGAAGCATTTCAATGTATGCTTCGTTTCTATCGAATGCTTGAGAATCATAAGATTCTTCAAGTTTAACGATGTTACTATCCATGGCAGCCTTAGCTGACATGAAGTTTAGATCTTTTGTATCACCATATATATCTTCAGATCTTTTAAATGCTTTTTCATTACCTTCTTGCTGAAGGTCTCTTATCATTAAATCTCTTTCATATTGCTCTGCTGATGCTGCATCTTTATATGCTTTTATCTTTCCTTCATTACGAGCTTGTAACATGAGCTGATCTACAGCTTCCATGCGATCTGCTTGGAGCTGTTTCTTCTTCATGTCCCACATGTTTAGGTCATACTGATACCTAGCTTGTGTGGCTCTATTCTGTGCTTCGGCTTGTTCTCTAGCTGCACTGGCGGCTTTACTACCACCCCACAGGCTCATACCGATGTTGGCAGCCATGCCTGCACCAGCCACCATCGCTCCTGTTATTACAACCATATTTAAGTCCTCCTATAGAATCTTGGTGAATAATGACCTTCCCACATCATTGAGTTTAAGGACACAGGGAATGGTGAATCATTAAAAACTCTAAGTTGGAAATTATCTGTTCTTTGATGTATTGGTATTTGTATAACTGACTGATCCTTAATAGCAATATCATTACCTAAGTAAGTATCAGCTATAATTGTTGGATTTAAGTTATACCATTCATCTAAGTATATAACTATCTTTACATTATTTGCTGGTGCAGAATCAAAAGTAATCTGTTTATCAGCAGATACACTGAATGCTGTAGTAACAACACCATCTAATGTAACTTTAATCTGATCATTATCAACATAACTAAAGTCTTCAGCAATCCAGTTATATACAGTAGTAGATCCATCTCCAGTATATTCCTTCTTACCTTGTCTTACACCTGTAGATTTAAGTTTAAATCCACATACACCAGATAGACCGAGTGCAAACTTCATTCTGTTAATAGTTAAATTAGCAGTAAAGTCTGTTAACTTCTGAGCATCATCTGGTCTAAAGTATGTTTTAGGTAAGGTTATATCATAATCATATTTCCATCCAACTACTACATCACTAGCTACACCACTTAAATCCTTTCTAAGCACTTTAAAGTAAGTGCTACCAGTTCTTAAGTAATCCCATCTAGTAGATCCATCTGTTATATTTGCTCCTGTACCTGTAGGTCCACCTGAACCTGCAGAAGTACCTGCAGTATCACATACATATACCTTATCACTATCATTAACAACAACATCTCCTACTGTATAAGCAGTACTCGCAGCCCAATTACTATCAGTAGCTACGGTAGGTGTTGTAGTAAATCCAGATTCAATGAACTGTCCTGTAGCTGTAGTACCTTTAATTATAATAACAGGAGATAATCCGGCTACATTATTCCAAGGTATATAGCATTTAGAAAAGTCCTCACTTGCTCTATATGTTACATTAGGTGCTTCTTTATATAGATCCATACAAGGATTAATTGCAGACCCATCATTATTAACAATGATAGCATCAGCTGGACTCTGACTTAAACTAGCTTTAGATAAAGTAAATTGACTACCTTGTTTAGTAACTGAAAAGAAATCATCTGAGTCCACAGCAACTGTCTGTACAGTTCCTGGTAACTGCCAGTTAAACCAAGCTTCAACAAGTGTTTCCTTACCATCATTATAAGTTCTATATAAATATACATATCTAGATGTTTGATCTGACATTGCTAAGAACTTGTTTTGTGGACTAGCAATAAGTGTATCAACTGAAGCTGGTACCCACTCATTTACTACTCTTCCTATATCTAAGATCTTAGGGTTCTCATCTTGACCAAAGGTTTGCATACCAAAGGTACGAGTATAACTTGGTGTCTTACTAATAAAGTTTATTATACCACCCATATCTACTGGAGGTACATCTGTATCTAGATCATAACTAGCTATAACACGTATATTAGTACTTGTGGGGGTTAATACTCCATCAGCAGAAGACATCATAAACTGTTGGTCTTTACTGAATAATAGTAAACCCTGCGTAGTAGGTAAAACAGAGTGTAAGGTAGCAGGTCTAATAGTAGACACACTTAAATCTATTGGATCAGCATCTGTAACTGTTTGTGCTGATGTATGATAGAAATTATAAAAGTCTTGTGATTGACTCATAGAAACATTATCATCAGATAAGAATCCGAGTCTATTATTATAAAAGAATCCTGCTTGAATTTTTGCTCCTACAAAACTAGGATGTGAGTTAGTAGTATCATCACCTACTAATCTTGCTGTCCAACTAACTTGCCTAAATGTAAAATTATTAGTTGATGTATTAACAAGTTCATGAGGCATTGTAGCTGGATCTAACCCAACTGATTTAGCTGGATCTAATCCTTCAGACCAATATCCTGGTCCAGATGTACCATTATCTGCTACAAATTTAGCAAAATATGTATCATCATTTGAAGCTGTATTTACAATCTTTACTAAGTGGCCATGGAATGTTTGTTCTGGTAGTTGGCTTACATTATCTACTTGATCTTGAAAGACATATAATGAGTCTCCAGCTTGACCACCAGTAGCACTAATAGTTATAGATGAATTACTATCTGTTAGTTGTAATGATTCTCTATATTTAACTGTTGATAAACCAGATATACTTAAAGCATCAATAGCAGTTTTAAGTGCAGTTAGGATAGAATCATAGGTACCACTAGCATTAGAAGTGTGTGTAATTGTATTACCATCTACTACAACAGTATATGAATTACTAACTGGTGAACCACTTAATACAAGTGTAGCTTTTCTATTAGCATTAAAAGTAGGATCTGCTTGTTTAGCAGCAGTTATTAAGTTATTTGTTATAATGGATGTATCTTGTACAGTTAGTACATCATAGTTTAACCGAGAACCTGTTAAATAATTTTCGGCATTTACTGATGTAGATGTATCCATTGTTACAGTACATGCTGTACCATCTACATTCCATATATCTATATCACCATAACCACTATTTGGTTTAGGTTTAATACATCCTATGTATCTCTCTGTAGTAGTTCTAGCTATATAGAACCACTTTGAATTATCGTATGTAGTGCCAGTACCTAGATTCGCTATCCAATTGAAACCAGGTCTTTTAGTAAGTCCAAAGGTAGGATCTGGATACCCATTAAGACATTCCTTAACTTGACCTGTAAGTTTCTTGTCATCAGATTGTCTAGATACTCCACCAAGATAATTATCTATTCTTTGACTAATGGCTGGCATTATCTTTGAAGTGCTTGGAAGGGTTTGTAACTATTATAATAGTTTGTTCTGTCGTATGGGTGTCCGAATATATTATACTGACCTTGAGAAGTTTCGTATTCTAAAGCAGTAGATCTAGCAAAAGCTTCTTGGCTTTGAAGCATTTCATACTGTCTAGCATCACCTACTATTCTTTGAGAAGTTAAACTAGCAGCTCTGGCTACAATGAAGTTTTGGATTGGCTCGGGTATATCTACCCAGTCAAATTCCCATATAACATCACACTCTACAGTAGAATGGTCAGGCCATTTATATCTGTGATGTGCTCTATCATATAACTTACCGTTTCTTCTTACAGCATCATAATCGATATTCTCTACATTTTCAGTAAGTTTAATTTGTAATATATTACTTGCTATATCTATTTCATTACGTGCTACACCATCAACAAGGTCTGCAGCTGGTGTAAATTCATAATGATTCTCTCTATTGAAGGTCCATCCTTCAGCTTGTATTTCCCTGTTTACCTGTAATAACGTATCGTATGCTATCGCAACGTCAGGGTTGGTAGTGTCTAACGTGGTTACAGGTGCCTGACCACAGGACGACAATATTTGATTTATGGCAGGTAATTCTACAGTGGCGTTAGTGGTTGGAAAAGGCATAATTATTTTTAAGAAAAAAGGGGAACCGAAGTCCCCCATATATAAGGTTTAGAATGCAGCAGGTGCAGTTCCAGTACCAGCGTATAGCTCAACAGAAGCAGCTGGATTTAGATAG